ATAGAGATTATTGGAGTATGTTCAATCATACTCAATATGAAGATAAATGGGTTAGTCAAACTTTAGGATTAACTTCAGCTAGATTAAAAAGTTATGATGCTACTCCAATATCAAGGAGTATAACACATTTAAGGAGTGGAGCAAAATACTTAGAAAATGGTCAAAGCTTTATATATCAAAATGATAGAGGATTGTATCATTCCCCTCAAGTAGTATATAATTTAACTCATTGGATTCATAATAATATAAAGACTGAAGATATAACAATTAATCAAGCTTTACCATTATGTTCTTATTTAGTTAATAAAATAAAAGAAGAAGTTAAGAAAAACCAGATGATAGTAGAAGGTGACTGGGAAGAAGGTTATACACAACTTATATATGATATAACAAATACTAGAGAAATATATGTTACTGAATATAGAAATGAGTATAGAGGAGGCCCACAAAGGCATTATCATGATGTGGCTTCTAAACTTTATAGATTAACTTCTCAAAGAGATAATCCAGACACACATCAAGAAGCAAGTGATTTAATTTCTGAGTTAAATGATATGAGTAATTATATAAACTTACTTAAAGAGTGTGTTATAGATGAATATCAAATGAACCATTCAGAAATAAAAGATGGTTTATATTCAAATCTTAACAAAGTAATAAATTCAACACCAGTAGACAGCTATGCATGGGAAACTGTTGAAGAGTTTATAAATTTTGTTGACAAATTTTCAATATCTAGAGACAATGAAGTTAAGAATTTAGAGGTTGAAATGGATAATGCTAGAAATAATTATGAGTGCATTAAAAGTGAACTTATGAATTTAATGAGAGAATGGCGAATAAAATATCACAAAACAGAGTTAAGGAGGCTCGAAGAAAATGGAAAAAATACAGTGCAGATTGAAAGTCTCAATCTATAAACAAATACAACACTTATTAAATCTATATCCTAAAACAGAATGGTCAGGTGTAGCATTTTATGATAAGTTAAATGAAGATAAACATGGTTGGTGTACAAAATGGGAGCTTGTAGCATTCTACCCTATTGATTTAGGAAGTACTGCAGCTACTGAATTTAGTGGAGAAGACCAAATAGAAATGATTCAAAAAGCTTATAAAGAAAAACCTAAGCTTAAAGAATGTTATAAAGGTCTTATTCATAGTCACCATACATTAGGTGGCGGTGCTTTCTTTAGCGGTACAGATAGAGAGCATATGGAAGAATGTGCTAATGTAGTAGGTTACCCATCATTAGTAGTAGCTTGTGAAAGTACAAAAAGTCCATTTGCATTTTCATTTAGTTGGGTTGACAGCTTTAAAAAGGTTCATTGGACTGAAGAAAAAGCTGGATATGTAGCTATTGATTATGCTAATTACAAACCTAATGGTCTATTTGAAGAATGTCTTGACTCTTTAGAAAAACAAAAGAAACAAGTTATTACAACTGCACCTGTTTATTATAGTAGAACAGGAATGAGAGGCCAAACTGCTTTATTCAATCAATCGTTTCAACCAAATTCTAAACCATTTAAAGAAAATGATGTGTTTGAATATTATGACCCTAACATTGAAGATGATAAATATCAAGAACTATTGAAAAAATATAACGAAGCTGATGAAAAGTATATGGATTTACCTGTAGGTGACCCAAATACAGAAAAATTTCAACAGTTAGCTATAGATGCAGAAAAAGAACTTGATGATTATTGTATTGCAAACTCTTTAAATGATATAGGAGGGTTATGGTAATGGCAGATAGATTCTTAAGGAATAAAGACCTAATTGACCAAAAGAATCTTAAAGAAGTTACTATTATAGGAGCTGGTGGTGTAGGGTCCGCACTAATACTATCAGCTGCTATAATGGGCTTTAAAAAGATTCATGTCTGGGATTTTGATGTACTTGAAGAACATAATTTAAGTACAACAATGTATCCAGAAAGTTATTTAGGAGAATCAAAAACAACTGCAGCTAAAGAATTAGTAAGATACTTTGGCTGTAAAACAGAAATTATTGAACATGATAAATTCGGTTACACTGACAATGTAACTGCATGTACAATGATGGCTCCAGATAACATGGAGATAAGAAAAATAGTATATATGAATTGGATAAGAGTACCAGGTAGAAAAGTACTTGTAGATGGTCGTATGGGAGCATTGTCAATGGATATTCATACCGTTGACGCACTGCACGACAATTATCTAAGTAATTGGAAACCAAGTAGAGATATACCTGATTTACCTTGTACTGCAAAACATACAATATTTACAGCTAATATAATAGCTGGCATAATGTTGTCACAAATATTTAATGTCTTGCATCAAAGGTCATATTATTCGTACATTTGGAAGTCGTTAGCACCGTATATGACTAAAGAATACGGTAAAGTAAACCCTTTAATTAAGGAGAATAACAGTGATAAAGAAAGAGAAACGCAAACCAGTGTCTCTCAATCCCAAAGTACTTCTATTATACGGAGCACCCAAAGTAGGTAAAACTACTATGCTCTCAAAACTAGAAGACTGTTTGATTGTAGATACTGAAAAAGGTACAAATATGCTTGAAGCATATGTGCAAGAAGTAAATAACCGAGAAGAGTTAATCCAAACTCTTAAAGATGCTATGGAAGGTCACGATTTTAAATACATAGCTATAGATACTATCGATAAAGTTGTAGAATGGGCTGAAAAGGCTGTTTGTGCAGAATATGAAGTAGCTTCTATTGCTGATTTAACATTCGGAAAAGGTTATGCGTTAGCTCGTGAGAAAGTAATGAATACTATCAATGCTTTTAGAGACTGTTGTGACCATTTAATTATCGTTGGACACAGAAAGGTTGCTAGGGCAGTCATAGATGGCAAAGCCCTAGTTGAACCTGAATCTTTGGATATAACTGGTAAGCTGAAGAATTTGATTATGTCAGATTGTGATGCTATCGGTTATGTCTTAAGAGAAGACGATAAACTAATGGTTTCATTCAAAGCAGATGAATCTATAGAAGCAGGTAGTAGATGTGAACACTTACGTGGCCAATGCATAGAATTTGATTGGTCTAACATATACAAAAAAGAAAGTGAAGGTAAATAAATGGCAATATTCAGGCCAAAAGGAACAAGTAGTGGTTCTAACTTTTATGGTATAACAGAGATAGCTTTAATGGGTTTTGAAGATAAATCTTCAGAATTTGAATGGGCTGATATATATCTTGATGTTGAAATAAAACAAAAAGGTAGTGATTATACTAAACAGTTAAGAATAACAGGTAATCTTGAAAAAGATGCTAATGGTAAAATAACTGGTGGAAATGCATTAAAAAGAATTTATGGATTCTTTGATGTGATAGATGAAAAATCAGGATTAAATGTAGATGGTGAATGGGAAGATGCAGAAGGCAATAAAATTGCTGGTATAGCTGCACAATTAAACCAAGGTCACGCTGCATTGGTAATGCCTGACCAAGAGCCAGATTATAACTATTTAGCATATGTTTATAAAGAGAAGCCTAAAACTCCTGGAGCTAAAGTTTATTCTAGAGTATTTTATAGAATACAAAAGAATGATGAAGATGGAAGAAGAAAGCTTGAGGAGGATGTTAAATGGTTCAAGTCAAAAGGCTTTATAAAAGAAGCTAGTGAATCAGATATGGCTACACCTGAACAGACTGTAGAAATGTCTTCAAGTGGTATCGGAAACTTATAGTGCACGACTATGTTGAAATAGCAGTAGGGAGCCCTCGTCACAGAGGGCGACTTATTGCAAAGAAAGATTTAGTCAACTATATTAAATCTGATACACCACTATTTAGGTCAGTTTATTTATATACTAAACAAGCAGTAGATTATGCCGAATCAAACGGTGGGCTAAAGAATTACTTTGGTGAAAGAAGTATAGACTGGATATTGTTAGATATAGATAAATCTGGTAATAGTGATGAATACACATTAGATAAAGCAAGAAATATAATATATAGATTAGATGACTTAGGTGTTGATAAAGATAGTGCAATACAAGCATACTTTAGCGGCAGTGGTTATCATCTGGCTTTACCTAATAGTATATTTAACTTTCCAAGTAGTGATAATATACATTACTTGGTAAAAGGGACATTAAAGGGGATTTTTGGAAACGATATAGATAGTTCAATATTTATGAGAACTGGAATATATCGTGTTCAGCACACAATAAATAAAAAAACTAATTTACATAAGATACCATTAACAGTTGCAGAATTATTAAATAAAGATGCACAAACAATACAAGAATGGGCTAAAGAACCTAGGCTTGATTATGGTTACAGTGAATTAGTTGGAAATGGTGAGCTAGAAGACAAAATTGTACGAAAAGCTCCTAGAATGACCCAAATAAGCAAAGTAGTTGAACCAAGGGACGTCATCCCATGTGTACAAGAAATGTTGACAAATGGGCCTCAAGAGGGCAATAGAAACCAAACGCTTATAAGAATAGCGTCACATTTCTTTAGACATGGTATACCCTCAGAATATGCAAAAACCGCTATTTTACACTGGAATAATAACAGTTTAAATGAAAATAGTGTGGTCGAAAAGGTTGAGTATGTTTACAACAGAGGTTATAGATTTGGTTGTCAAGATGAAATAATGTTAAAGCATTGTAAAACTAGATGCATACATTTCAAAAGGAAAGACTACTTAATAGATGTTATGAGTTCAGATGATTTACAAGCAAAGTTAGAGGAAAGAATGTCAGCAAATTTTGCAGGACGTTCATTGCCTTTATCTGAAATGTTAGGTGTTAAAGAATCTGATACAGAGATATATCCAGGTGAGTTAGTTACTATATTTGGACCAACAGGTTCAAGTAAAACTACACTTGCCCAGAATATAGCTCTAGGTGTCGATTTTGCTAATGACGATATTAATCCCGATTGGCAAATACCTACACTATATTTATCTTTAGAGTTATCAGCTTGGTATATGCATAGACGTAATATGCAAATAGTATCGGGCTTAACAAAAGAAGAGATAAATGACAATCCTAAAGATGTCTATAAAGACAATAAAGATAAGTTAAATCATATGGTAATTCAAACAATACCTCCTACATTGGAGCAAATACAAGCAAAGGTTAAAGAATTAAGACCAGCTTTAGTAATAGTGGATTATATAGATTTAGTTGAAACTCCACCTCACGTTAGAGGCGAGTATGAACAGATTAAATATATATCACACTCACTATCATCTATGGCTGTTAATAACGATTTAATTATAATTCAGGTATCCCAAGTATCTAGAGAATATTCTAGAAACGAAGTTCTTGACTTATACGCTGGTAAAGGCTCTGGTGCAATAGAAAACGCATCACGTAAAGTGATAGGCTTGAATGGTCAAGCTAATTCATCTAATAAAACACTTGAAGTATTAAAGAATACTGATGGTGAATTGTTTAAAACTGAATTAGAGTGGCAACCAAGCTTTAGATTAAGGAGAAGATATGATTAATATCATTAACTTAGCAGAGGCTAAAGGTATAGAATTATTTAATATACTTAGAATCTGCATCACAAAAGATACAGGGCTATCAATAAACTCAATAGGTTTAAATATAAAAATATTGAATTTTCATATAGCTCTAGCTATCGGAAAGGAAACAAAACATGGCGAGAAGACCAGACAAGAAATCAAAGAGTCAAAGAATATTAATGCATCTGCTTAAAGGTAAAACTTTAAATCAAGCACAAGCAGCAACATTATTTGGCGCTTGGAGATTATCAGCAGTTATACATAACTTGCGTAAAAAGGGCTTTGAGATAGATATGAAGCACAATACAAGAGGTAAGTATAAGGGTTTTGGTAGATACCAAATGATAAAAACTCCGACTGGACAAAGAGTAAGTAAATAACAATCTAGTTATGAGTACTAATTCCAATCGGAAGTCGCGTAGTCCTAAAGAGTGGGAAGCGAAGTTTATGCGTAAGCTTCGTCCCGCTCATGGGACACATGCTAAAAGAATGTTTCATAGATTAATGAAGAAATCTTCTACTCTTAAATCATCTCTTAAAAAGAGAAGTAAAGAATATGAAGTTAAGTTTAATATATCATTAACAGAAATACGTGAAATGCTTTATTTAGCATACAGCAGACCCTGTAAATACTGTAAAAAGAAGCTAGATGTAACTAATATGGTTTGTGACCACAAACACCCTATATCATCTGGAGGAGGTTCATTTAAAAGCAACCTTCAAATGATATGCGCATCTTGTAATACTAAAAAAGGTCCACTTACTGATAAAGAGTATAGGACATTTATTAAATGGATTAGTAAACAAGATGATAGGGTTAGAAGTTATATCTTAAGAAAACTAGCAAAATCAGATGTATTTAATTAGGAGATAGAATGGCACTTACAGAAAAGCAAAAAAAAGTAATGAACAAGTTGAATGATAAGAAGAAACAACGAATTTTAAAAGCTACTAACAATGGTCGATGTTGGTGGGTTTATCAACAATTAATAGCTAACCCTAGACAAAATAGGACAACTAGATGAAGAAATTAAATAGTTATAAAACATTTCTTATAAATATTCTTTGGAAATTAGGTTATAAACCTAGTAAATTATCGATACTCTTTAAAGTATCAACAAGGACTATTTATAGGAAATTATGGAAATAAATAACTGTTTACAATGTGGTAGTATCGTTCCAGGTGGCGATTGTGGTTACGTATGTATGACATGCGGCTACAGCGAAACCTGAAGCGATATTACACCTAGAACTGGAGGTTCTAATGCAAGGAGTAAGCAAAGAGTGGTTAAGGAGATTGAATGAACAAACTACTAATAGAGTACATAACAAAGTATCTAAGAATGCCTGTAAAAAGACTAGATGTAGGGAGAAGATGGTACAGCAAAGGAGAAAGTAAAAACTGGAAACCTTCTGTAACAACTGTAATAGGAGAAACATGTGCTAAAGGAAAATTCTTTGAAGAATGGTTAATGAAAAATGGTTTAAATGCGATGCAGCTGAGGGACGAAGCTGCAGAGCGAGGGACCGAGGTGCATGAGGCAGTAGAAAAACTGTTAGATAAGGAAGAGGTGACTACAACTAACGAATTTATCCAAAAGTCACTTATGTCATTTGAGAAGTGGTATTCCGATACCCAGCCAAAAGTGGAAGCGAAAGAACTGTTTCTATACCACAAAGACATTCCTTGGGCAGGAACTCCAGATATTATAGCTGAAGTTAATGGACGTTTATCTATAATAGATATAAAAACTGGAGATTACAGAAAATCACATGAAATACAACAGTTAATGTATAAAGACTTATGGAATAGCATATTTCCAACTCATCGTATTGAGGATATATATGGTTTATACATTAAAGGTAAATGGATAAAAGAACCAAGTTATGGGTTTAGGAAGTTCAAAACGGACACAGATATACATGATAAAGTGTATGAATTGTGGTGCTTCCTAAACTTCCCTTATGGAAAACCTTGGCCTAAACAAAAAGCAAAATTAAAGGAGGTGTTTAGTCTTGAACAAGATGGAGCTGAACGATGCCTTGAACAAATGCTGTGATAAAGTAAGAGATTTATCAATAGAGTTAAGACATAAGGATAAAACAATAATGAACCTAAAGCGTCAGCTAAAAGGTGAAAAACAACTTCGAGAGAAAGCTGAGAGCTACTACAAAGAGCTCGAAAGCTTTCTTGAGAAAGAAGGAGAAAACAATGGCTAGAAAAGGTGGTAAAGGAAAACCAACTAGAAAAGAAATAGATAATGCAATACAAAATCTTTATGAAGGTTTGCAACTTATAGGGCAAAAATTACAGTATTTAGAAGGTTATGCTAAATCTACTGAAACTGCTTTAGATTTATATATTAAATTCAAAAAAGATGAAAAAGGATTTGGTGAAAGAATTAAGGAATTTAATAAGGAATTAGAAAAAAAAGCTAAAGAAGAAGAGAAAAAGGTAGCTTCTGAAAAGAAACTGCTTAAATTTAACTATGGATATATGCGATAAATGTGAAAAGGAGATAAGTACACTAGAACCTTGCTTTAAAGTAAGCTATGGTTTCTCAAATGAAGATGAGTCTTTTTTTGAAGATATTTATTTAATACTACATTTAGAATGCTTAAATGATGAGGAAGTTTTATCTGCTATATTGAGTAGTTTAAAAAAAAATTAGTCTTCGTTGTCAGAAAGAGCTGAAAGACCTTTTAAAGTAGCCATTCCAGCAACTGCAGGACCAACAACATCCAATCCTAATTTCATTCTAGCTTTATTAAAAGCTCTTATTTGTTCAGGTGTAGCTGTACCATTAGTAACTGAAGTATAATATTTATAATAATCAGCTACATCTTGATTCCAAGTTTTAGTACTTCTTGTATATTGAGACAAATGAGCTCTATTTTTAGGAGTTTTACCTATTAAACCAAAGTATTCTTCGACATCTTGAGAGTATTCTTTGGTTTCTTTTATACCATATTTTTTAGTTTGAACTTCCTCTAATTCAGGTACAACTTTTTCTTTAACTTTTCCATTGTAAGAATTTTTAGTTACTTTATTAACATCAGTAAATTTAGGAACTTTTTTGTTCTTAATAGTAGGAACTTTGATATATTTAGCAGTGGAAACATTTAATAAAGTAGTAGGCCTTAATTTACCTAAAGTATCTAAAGGAACATCATAAACATCAGTACCAAAAACACCTACCTGACCTTTATGCATTTTTTCATTAAAAATTAAGTTACCATTAAAACCACCCCAATGATAATTACCTTTTCTTGAAGGACTAAATTGTAAATGTGTGGTACCCTTTTTAGTCTTTTTAATTCTTATGAATAATTTATTATCACCTTTACCAACAAAAAACCTTGTTTTAGAACCTTCTATAGGTTTCCATCCAGCGTCTACAAAAAATTTATGAAGTTTATTTATACTACTTCCAGGACCCATTAAACCTTTTTCATAAGCCAAAAATGCTGTTTTTCCTTGTTTACTCATAATTATATCTTGAACTGGATTTTGTAATTGATTTACTTTAAAATTAGCTACATTTACTTTACCTGTTTTTAAAGCTTCTTTTAAACCTTTTTCCCAAGGTGCTAAACCAGTTGTTAAAACATCTGGGTCCTGTATATTCATATCTTTTCTTAATCTAACAAAACCACCATCTTTACCAAGTTTACCATATTGTTTATATTCAGCCATTGGTTTTATAACTTTATACAAAGGAGAAGCCATAGCCGCATCTATACCTTCTTTTCTAACTTTTAAAGCAAAAGCATTATTAAATTCACCTAATAATTTTTTATCTAAATGAGTAATAGAGGCTCTAGCTGTATCTGTTAATTTACTAGTTATATCACCACCAACCCAATTTGTTTTATTTTGTAATATAAGGTTTTTAGCGCCTATAATTTCATCAACAGATTGTTTAATTGCTGGTTCTAAACCAACTTTAGTTTTTGCTAAATCAATATTAACATCTGCTAATTTCCTAAAACCTTTACCTGTCCCTTTTACACCTTCTTTAGCTAGTAAACCAACTTTACCTAAAGTAGATATACCAGAAGCGTAATAACCATCAATATAATTTCTCATATTAGAAGCAGCATTTCTCATTATTCTACCATTTTTTAATATTAAACCAGCTCCCAACATCATAGCTGCAGATATTAAAGCACCTTTACCACTTCCAGTTGCTTTTTCAGCAATATTACCAATACCTTTTAAAACTTTAGCTTCTGGATACCAATTAGTATTAGACATATTAGTATCTCTAAAAGCATCTATAGTGCCTTCATCTTTAGACATGTTCCAGTCTTTATTAACAATTTGTTGTAATATTTTTTCTGATTCAGTCATAATTATTTTGCAAATTTAGGATGATATAGTTCTCTATCATTTATTTGTTTTCTTAATTTACTAATATCTCCTAACGGAAATCCAGCCATTTTTTCTAAAATTCTATGTGGGTTATCAATTAAATTACCTTTAGCCAAAGGTGACACATCTCTAACCATTCTTCCAAAAGGCATCATAGTATATACATGATAATTAGCTAATTTTTCATAATCATTATCTAAAAATGCTCTCAAACCTGCAACTGGAAGTCTCATAATAGGAGGAGTAATCATTTGTAATGGAGCTACAGCAGCAGGCCAAGTTCCAAAGAAAGCTTTATTTCTTTCATCCTCATCACCAAATACCCATTCAGAAGTATCTTTTAACCAGTTATAAGGGGCAGGTAAAGCACTATCAAATAAACTATAAGCAAACACATTAGCAAGAGCTAGTACAAACATATCAATTTGCATAGTTCTTTTAAATCTTTCAAACTCAGCTGTACCTCTTCTAAATCCTCTTATTCTAGCTTCTCTTATAACATCGTTTCTAAATTTTACAGCATTCCAAGACCATAATTGGAAACGTGTCATAACTTTACCAAGAGCTGTTCTTGCAAAAGCAGGACGATAAGGAGCACTATATAAGAATTGTGTAGCTTTAACACCTTTCTTAGCCATTTCTACTAAAAATGGATGGTCTGGGTTCTTTATTGTACCACCAAATCTTTCCCAATTTTGTATAAAATGAGCCATATAAGCATCTCTACGAAGCTTTCTTTCAGGAACAGACATAAATTTAGCTGCTGTATTCATTAGTTTTTCACCAACTTTATGTTGTCTTGCTAATTCTCTTAGAGTAGTTTTTTCAACTTCACCAGAGTTAGTCATCTTTTTACCTAAGTCTCTAATAAATGCTTTAGCATTAGCTGTTTGGGCTTCTCTAGATAAACCTAATTCAGCAGTAATAAACTCAGGAAGAACACCTTTACTTACAACATAATCATCTACATCTTGCATAGATTTCATATGAGGAAATATTTTCTTTATTTCATTTATATCATTAGCTTTTTTAAGATACTTTAAACCAGTAGATTGAACAGTGTGTAAACTACCACCAAATATATTAGCAACTGCTGATTTAGGATGAGCAAGTAAAGACATAAGTTCAAATTTAGCTTCCATATTAGACCAGTTTCTAATATCACTATAACTAATACGTTCTAAATCATGTTTAACAACTGCTAAGTTTTTACCTCTTATACCAAGTTTTTTAGCTATTCTATTAACTTTTTCTTTAACTTTATTATCAGCCCACCAAGCATAAGGAGTTCCTTTAAGTTTCATTTCAGGAGAATCAATCATCTCTTGTGGAACAATACTAGGATTACCCATAGCATCTTGTAGATAAAGTCTTAAGAAATTATTCCATCTATCTAAAAGAGAGTAATTATCACCATAATCTTTTATTTTATGCCAACCATTCTTTTTACCTCTTTCGTTAAACTTATGCATTAATTGTCTAGACATTATTTGAGACATTTGTTTATAAAAAGTACTTATCTGATTACGAGTATAAGATTCAGCTGCTTGTGCGTCTATAGAATAACCACCTATATGTGTTTTTCTAGACTGCATATTACCAGTCATTTGATTAGCATCAGGCCAAGAAACACTCTCTCTAGTTAATGACTGTTTTTCTTTTACTCTAGCTGCTGCAGCATCAAAAGCATCCCAATCTTCAGTACCTAAAGACCAATCACCTGTTATAGATTTACTTTTTTGTAATAATTGTGATAAAGCTATTTTCTTCTCTTCTTCAGTCATTTCCATATCATTTTTAATACGCTCATAAGTTTTCTTTACAGCTTTCATAGCTTCTTTACTATTAAAATGCATATGAGGCCAATAGCCTTCTGCTATTTTACCAACAGATTTTATCTCTTTACTTAATAAATAAGACTTCATTTCTTTAGGGGCTAATTCTATCATCATAGATTTAGCAATACGTCTTAAATTAGTTAAACCAATATCCATAGATATACCTTTACCTAAATTAAAATCTTTTTGAACATCTCTTATAAATTTAGCATGGTCAACAATAGGGTCTAATTTAGTTTTTTTATCATAATAACCTATAATATACCTATCTTTCATTTTTTTCTTACCAGCTTCAGTACCTTCTATCGTCTCATACATTTTTTCAAAATGCTTTTTATAAACATTTTTAACTCTATCAACAATGTCTTTGCCTGTAACTTCAATCCGCTTAGTAGTCCCATCAGCTTGTTTTTCAGATATGTAATATTTTTCATCCTTTATCCTTTCATAATCATGTTTTTCAACTGATTTTTTATAACTATTTCTATACTCTCCAGCTATAATATTTCTTTGAGTAACACTTTTACCTTCATCATTCATTACTCTGTTAGCTTCTGATAACTGAGCCTCTCTAACAGCTACCCTTCTTAAAGCCTCACCATCAGTTATGCCTTCTAAAAATCCTAGTTGTCTTCTTAGTTCATTTATATAAAGCTCAGACATTTCTTGTCCTTGCTCATTCATTCTTCCTACAATGTTTTGAGCTGCTTCTATAATATTAGTAGGTTTTCTTATATCACCTTCAACAAATTCACCTTTATTATTAAGAAATAATCCTCTTTTCTTCAAAAACATAATATCATATTTCATCATTTCCCTATTAACAGTTTCAGGGAATTGAAGCCAATATCTACGTCTCATATCAGGTGTCTTTTCCTTAAATAATCTTTGCCAAATAGTACCTCTTTTTACCTCTTTAAAGTAATTATTTAAATCAACGAAATCTTGTAGATTCATAGTATTTAAATCTTTTTCTAGCACACCTCTAACTATTTCATTTAAATTTAAACCAACTTTATTATTATAAAACTTTAAATTATCAACTAGCTCTGTAATAGCTTCTTTATGTTCTTTAGATAACTCTACTTTAGCATCAGGTCTTCCAGTAACACCTTCAAAACCAGAAAACACTTCTGGTAAAGTATTACCTTCTACTTTTATATCAACTTCTGCTTCCATAAAAGATTCATTCTCTAAATCTTTAACTTTCTTAGAATCCTTTTCAAAGCTGATGTCAGGTTTTTTAAATGATTTATTCATAACTGTAGAAAATTGTCCCATAAATTCTCTAACACTAGCTCCATCAACAGCTTCAGCATTAAATCCTAACATACTAGTGCTAGTTTTAGCTGATAACATTTTAAAGTGATGAAATAAATCATTATACAATAGGTCTTCAGCTAATTTTTTACCCCATTTCTTTTCTAAATTCTCTATAGTTTTTAATTTTCCTCTATTAGCAGAACCTAATATCATCATATCAAGAAGTTTTCTACCTTGTGGTGTCAATGTTTGTTTAAAAGCTTTTATTTCAGCATTTACTTGAACTAAATCCTTTAAGGCGGATAGTTCTTCAGTTGGTTTTACAAGAGTTTTCTTAAAACCTTCACCAAGTTGCTCTGGTCCATACATTTTTAACCAAGCTTCATTTAGTTCTTCTATAAATTTATCAACCTTTTTATCATTTTTCATTGCACCAAGAGACCTAATAAAAGACTGTCTCTCTTTAGCGTTTAACCAGCTTTGAGTTTTTATCTTTTGTGCAAATCTATTTATAGCAGCAATATCAGATTTTGACATTCCTTTTGAATATTTACTTATTAAGTTAAAAGAAACCATATCAGTAACATCATTAGTAACAAAATCTTCACCCATCTCTACTAAATCTCTTAATAACTTAGCTCTATCTTGCCATCTTCCTTTACCTTCTCTCATTTCTTTAGTAACATATTTTTCAAAAGGAGTATCTTTTATTATAGATAAAAATTTTGAAGGGTCTTTTGCCGCTTTAATTAAAAAGAAATCGTGCATTAAACTTTCATTAACTATCTTTTCTAGTATAGGTCCTTTTTCAACAGCTATAGTACTTCTTTCTAATATTTCTGCTAGCTCTGGATTTTCTTTAATAAACTTTAAATGCTCTTTATACATAGCTTCTAACCCATCAGTATTGATTCTTTTTAAAACAGCATCATTTAATTTTATACCATTAGCTAGTTTTCCAATTCTAGATAGCATAGAGTTATCTGTTAAACCTAAAGCTTTGTAAGTTAAATTATTTACCTCTTGCATATTAAAGGCTCTATTTTCACCGTAATTTCTACTATACAACCCTTTATTTACATCTCTTAACTCACCATATTTACCTTTAAACATAAGTTTATCTATATAATCTAATCTATCCGAACGAGATGCTTTTTTACCATCAATAGTAACATCAAAATAAGCTTCATGTAACCTACTAAACCAAGAATTTATACCCTTTAAACCTGCTTCATCCATAGGGTCTGAAGAAAATGCTATCATTGAAGAAGACAATTTTCTAGCTTTATCAACATTCTTTTTAGGTGTAACATTTATCACAACTCTTTCACCATCTTCTTTAAATACTATTAAATCAGAAGAAGTATTTTGAAGTTCATTATGATATTGTTTCATTAATTGAGTCATAGTTACAGCTTCACCTAATTGATTTCTTCCGTCTCTAGCTCTTTCTGAAATCATTACTCTCCAACCTGGATTATATTTCCAAATGGCACTGTCTCTATTTTTAGGGTCAATACCAGTTTCCTTTTCAGAATCCTGTAAAGTTAAATCTTTTCTCGTTTCGGCTGTTTTATTTTTGTATATAGTACCGTCTTTTTCATAAAATTCTTCTTTATTTGCTTCAAATCCATCTTTCCATTCTTTTTTCCAACCTTCCCCTTTATTTCCTTTACGTCCTCCAAAGAATATAAACGATTCATCTCCATCAAGGTCTGCTCCTCCTTCTGCTTTCATAGCTCTTGAATGCATAAGAATACCATGACCTTTTCTACCAGTAAATCCTTTAAACTCTAATACTTGCAATCCACTTGTAGCATCCATAGGGACACGAACTGTTGCAGCTCTTAATATTTCACCTACATCTTTATTTTGGTACATTTTATGTTTAGGATTATTATAGTCTGTCCATAATTTTTCCAAAGTTGTTTCAGTGTATCCATTTAAATGTGTTTTAATTTTTAGATTCCTAAATCCGTCATCAAGATAAAATATCTTGTCATTTTTTTCTAACTCTGGGAATTGAATTTTAAACCATTCATCATAACCACGCATACGTGCAGCTGCAGAGTTTTCAACTGTAGGTTTAGATATTGCGTCCATAATAAAGTTTTTCATTACTTGTAATCTATAACTTCTAACATTTTTGTGTAAGAAAATAGGATTTATTTCACCACTTCTTCCAGCAGCACGTTCTGATTTAGCCCATAAAGCACCTTCTTTTATCATACGTTCAGCAGGTGTATTAAAATCTACTAAATCATTATCTAACTTAGCAACTTCAGCTTCAGTTACTTCACCAGATGCAACAAGTTCTCTAACCATTTGTCTATTAAATTTCATTATTTGAGCAAAAGCAGCATCAGAAAATTCTGGTGTCCCGTGTTTTATTCCTTCTAATAACCTAGCTATACCTACCTTTTCTATATTTTCTGCTAGATATTTAGCATCAGTTTCATTTGGTGCTCTTAAATAATTATCTAAAATTCTATTAACCTCTGGGTCACCTTCATATCTTCTTACTACAGTATCATTAAAGAAGTCTTCTAATACTGATTTTGGAAAGGGAGCAAAAGTATTCTGAGTCATATGAGTAAGAACCTGTTTAGGAATACGTTTAGGATTTAACATTTCTTTACCTTGTATAACAGAGTAATTGTATTTTATATCATCTATTGGTAAATCATAAACATCTTTGTTATTTTTATAAAACATAGTTCCGTCACTATTACGACCATAATTATTTAATTGACGACCACCTCTTTGTTTAGCTGCTGATTCTTGTATTATCATATGAAGACCTTTTTTCTTCATAGCAGCAGACATCTCAGGCCCAGCTGAATGCATCATATGCTTACCAAGTAATGCACCATTTTCATAATCAGGACTAACGATAAAGTTTTTATTTTGTCCAGTATTAGATTCCATGCCAGCATCTCTTTGTAAAGCATCTATAACATCGTCTCTTACAATAGTCATACCATCAACACTAGTTTCATCATCGCTATTTTTATCTTTTATAGTAAGCTTTCTACCTAATTCTTTTTCTACATCTTTACTTAAAATATATCTAAACTTTATTCTTTGGTCATTTGGGTCTATAATTAAATCGGTAATACCTTTCTTTTCAAGTTGTGTCTTAATATATTCAGGAGATGCTTTATATCCAGGAGTAAACCATATCTGTTGTCGCTTATTCCAGGCTGTAGCATTCTTTATTGTGTGAAAATCCTTTGTTTTACCCAATAATTTACTTATAGCGGTACCCCATGCACCCTTCGTATTATCTCCGTTTAAAAGAGGGCTCATACCATTTAAATCTATATCGTATAACATATTAGAGAATATCATTTCAGCTGTTCTCTTTTCATTAAATCCATATTTTTTATTAAACATTTTCATAGATGCTTGAAGTACTTTCATATCTTTAGAACCTACAGCTTTACTTATTTCTTTTAAAGGTATTCCACCTTCTTTTGAGTTTAACAATGGGTGTTTTTTAACAAAGTATATAGCATCAGCATCACTTTTACCACCTAATGGATAATAACCTTGTTTATCCATTTCAGTAAATACTTCTCTAATTTTTCTATAGTATGCTTCCATACCATTGCCTTCACCCATATCTCTTTTTAGGTTATATCTGTATCTGGATAAATCAATATCTTTGTAGCCATTTTTCCCACCCTCAGTTATAGTTTTAAATACAACTATAGTAGGTTCATTAGTTAATTTATTACCTAAAACTAAATCATTAGCTTCATAAACCTCTTCTATTGCCTTTGTTGGTTCTACGACATAATCTTTATTACCTGCTCTTGTATATACTTCTCCTTCTTTAGCAATGTATATACCAGTATCATCTACTCTTAAATACCTTACTTCTTTACCAAAGTTTTTTAATGTAAGCCATTGTCTTAAGCTACCTAAATCTTCACCTTTAAATTCTTTCTTTTCACCAAAGTTGTCTAATAAAAACTTCTCAAATTCTTTAGCAATAGCTTTTTCATTGACCTCTACATTTTTACCTACATAGTCAGATTTCTGCATTATATCCTGTAATATAGAAGCATATTCAGCTCTTTTTCTATTCTTCATAGCAGATGAATAACCATCTATGTCCCACAAGTCTTTTAAATGTCTATCTACAAACTGAACTGATTTCTTTTCAATTTGGTCTGCTATCATACCTATATCATTTCCATCTTCACTACGATTAGGTTCTACAGCTTCTTCTCTAACAAATTCTAAATTACCTTCTAAATCTTTTATTTTCTCTGCTATAGGAACTATTTTGTCCCTTGTAGCTTTAGCTTCTCTTTCAGCAATAAGTCTTTGACTTTTAGATAAATTCTTATCTTTAGCATCTGCTTCAAAAATATTTAATTCTTTTTCTAACTCTGTAAGTTCTTGATTTAATTTATGAAACTCTTTTAACTTTACAGGGTCAAGGGTATTTATGTCTTTTTCTGATACAGCTTCTTTATTCTTAGAAACTTTAGGTTCGCCCTTACCAAAAGTAACCCTATATAAGTCCTCAATAGCCTTATATCCAGCACTATTCTTTTTAATCTTTCTAGAACCAACACCAGCAAATCTTTTTACTAATTTAGGTGTTTCTTTTATCATAGTAAAACGTTTTAACTTATAATCGTATCTATGCCAATTTTTATTTTTTACATCAAAAACATATACATGTTTCTTTTTAGCATCAACAGCCATTTGAGCAGTCCAACCAGCTCCACCTTTAACTTGAGTTCCACCTTTTTGTAATTCACCTACAACATAAATACCATTAGCAGTCTTTACTTGCCACCATCTTTTTCTTAAATCATTAGATACAGATTTTCTTACCTTTTTACTTCCAATTCTTTCTAAACTTTGGTCAGCTAACCTTACCTTTTCATTAGCTTCACCTAATTCCCCTTCTTCAACTACCCTATCTAAACCTTTTGTATTACCTTTCTTTTGACCTTTTGTAACGTAATTAACAAATGGTACTTCATATTGTTCAACACCTATCCTAGCAAAATGAGTATCAGCACCTTGAGAACCTCCAGATATACCATGATGAACAACTTTATTAGGGTCGTCTAGTCTAACAACCTCTTGTCCATCTACTAATTTATTTATAGTTTTAAATCCTTCAGGAGTAGGCAATCCAGTTTCTGTGTCTATAAGACCCATCTTTTCAGCAAAGATATTTATAGCTGCATGTCTTTCTTCTGGAGTTCCCCATTGTTTTGTAGCTAGCTCTTTTAATTCTTTTTGTACTTCAGGTTCATAACTTTTCCATTCCTTTAAAAGTTCAGGGTCCATAGTAAGCTTCATTTGTGGGTCAGTTTGAGCTTGTTTTTCCATCTTACCCATACCCTTAAATGCTTTAGCTTTATACCAAGGCATTTCCTTACCACCAAAATATGCACCTAATAAATAGTCATATATTTGCTCAGGAGTAGTAGCCCCTCTCATTGTAGAGGGTAATCCTTGGAATAAAGAACCTGCTAAAGTTCTAACAGCAGTATCTGAACCTTTACTTCCAGTATTGATAAAGTTTCCTATAGCTCTAAACCCAGCACCAGCAACAGCTCCTCCGAATGCTGATTGCATCATACCATCTATACCTTGTTGCCAACTACTAATAGCACTAGCAGTTCCTAAATGAAATGCTCCTTCAACTATATGTTTAGTTCTACCATGAGTAAGGAATTTAGTAGCAGTGCTAAATGCATCATATCTACCTTGAGTTGCACCTTCTATTGCAGGTTTAACAATTGATTTAGCTTTCTTTGTTAAAAAATTAGCACCCATCATAGGGACTGAATAAGGGTTTAAAGCTCTAGCAGCTTGAGCTAAAGGATATGCTCTCATCATTTTTAATGGGCCAGCAGCAATACCTGGTGCAAAACCTACTAAATGCCCTACATTACGTGCAATTGCTTCATATTCATTATCTGGGTGGTCAAAAGGGTCTAATGTAGTAAACCCTGAAATAACACCTTTACCAAATTCAGATAAAGCACCCATAATACTAAAGTCACCTTTATAAAAGGGTATATTATACTGTACTGCATGTTTTTGGATTTCATCTACTTTTTGTGCTGTTATTGAACTAGGGGATTTTTTATATAACTCTATGTACTGCTGAACCACTTCAGGGCTCATAGTAGGTTGAAATCCCTCTTCAGGTGTAGCATTATCACCTATCGGAACATAAGGTTGATTACTATCGAAATATGGATATACCATATTAGACTACTGATTGATAAGGTTTTTTCTTAGGTTCTTTAGTAGGCTCAACAGTATTTGAAGATTCTTTAAAAGAACCAATTCCTGAATATATCATCCATAAAGCCATAGCGACCTTTCCAGGAACTCCTGCTTTTGATATCATTTGCATAGCTTTACCTTTAGGTGCAGATTTAAAAGCTTGGAATGCAGTTGTAGCTGCACTTGCTCCGTATCCAGCACCTATAGTATAATTAGCCATACCTTCTAATTTTTTAGAATCCTTTTTATTTAAACCAGCACCTTCAGCTAACATACTAATAGCAGTAGGAGCAAACATAGCACCGGCACCTCTTATCATTCTAGCTTGAGTACTCTGAGGCCCACCTGTTTTTCTCATCCAAGATTCCCATCTTGTAACTTTAGGGTCAACAGTAGGTTGTGGTCTTCCAGCTCTCCATTCAGCCATTTTCTTCTGATAAGCAGTTTGGTCTGTTGTATATTTTGCCTTACCACCTCTCTTCCAATGACCTTTTTTAGATTTATAGTCAGATTCTACAGGAGCAACAGGTTTAGGGTTGTTTTTAATATACTGTCTTAATCTATCCCTTTCAGCAAATTGAGCTCTTCTTGTTCTTTCATCGATACCTTCAGGAGTATCATCTACCATTCCTTGAGTATAACCATACCCAGCAAGACCAGCAGCAGTAAGTCCTGTTATAGTTCTTGGACCAAATACTTCACCTAATGATTTTTCAATAGGAGGAACAAATTGAGATAAAGCAGCTCTTTGATTCTCATCTGCTGTATTTGCAATAGTTTTTACAAGTTCATCTCTAAAACCTGGATTGGTTCTAACAGCATCATGAATTTTATTTAAAGGTATTCCTGATAGTTGAGCTTGTTGTAAACTGCTAACCATTTGTTGGTTTTTAATTGTTTTTAATTGGTCATAATACTTTTTAAAAGTCATAAAATCAGGTACAGCACCTCTTGATTTAGCTCCCTTTTGATATTGTGACCACATAGCAGGTAATGAAGGTAAAGGAATATTAGGTTTACTATAAGAAGCAGTACCAGTATCACTATCCCAATTTATTCTACCACCCATTTGAGTATAAGTACCAGCTATATTACTCCAATATTGTTTATCATATTTAGCTAAAGCTTGTTCTTTTAATTTAGTAAAATTCCAATCTACTGCCATTAAACTACTCCTCCAGTATGATGTGTTTGAGTTTTCTTTTTATTTTTTACTGGAGCTTCGCCTGTTCTTAAAGATACTGGATGGCCAAACTCAGGACCTGCATTAGGATTTGCTCTGTTTATTCTAGATAACTCAGCACCATAACCCCCTACTGGTTGTGTTCTTCCAGGTACCCATTCTCCAGCTTCATTCTGCACTAATCCTAATTTATTAAATTCAGGAGAAGGTAAATGTTTTAAAGAAGGTTTTATAAATTGTGGCTCTATTTCTTCAGAATACCCTGTATCTGGCATAGTAAATGAATCTCTTACCATATCTACGTCTGTAACATTATAGTCCTTAAACATATTAGCATACTCTTTAGGAGAGGCATTTTCAAAGTATTTATATATATTAGCAGTTCTATGAGCATTTTTACCTAAAGCACTTGTAGTGTCACCAGACTCTATAGCTTTAGCATAATCTGTATTAGGGTCTAAAATCTTTTCAAAATCCATTCTTTTATTACCAAGTACTAATTTTACAGCAAGTTCTGGTTCCATTCCATTTCTTATATAATACTCTACATCAGCGCGCAAACTATCTAATACATCACTTTTTATTCTTCTTTTTTCTATATAAGCTTTTAAAGGAATGTTATGGTCTTGTTGTATAGGACCCATAGGTAAATGTCCTCCTACAAGTCTATCAGCAGCACCATAAATAGCACTACCCGCATCTTTAATTCCTCTACCAAATTTTTGTAATATATTAAATTCGTCTGCCATTTTCTCTCCTATCTATAGCCTACTTTATATACTTGTTTAGCCCATTGTTCTGGTGACATTGGGAAATTGTGAGAACCTGCTAAATATTCTGAATATTCTTTTCTAAATCGCTCACCATCAACTCCAGCTTTCTTTAAACCTTCTGAAAGTTGTGGGTCTATTGAAATAGGGTCACCACCTCCTTTAGGGTCATAATAATAAGCATTACCCAAACCTTCTACTTTTATTTTAACACCACCACCTTGATTATTATTATTGTTATTTTTAGTGTTATTATTTTGAGTAACATCCCCAGTTTGGTCACCTCCCCCAGTTTGGTCACCTCCCCAAAGTTTATTAACTAATTTAGCTAAATAACTATTAGCAGCTGGTTGATAATTACCAGTTACTATAGAACCAGGATACCATCCTAGTCCAGATTGAGGTGTAGTTAAATCTGCAAAATTTTGTGCGTTAGGATTAGTTCCTGATATTCTATCAAATCTTGATTGAGCTCCAGCTTTTCCTGCATCTTGATAAAGGTTAGATACTGGTCTGTATCTTTCTTTGCTAAATAATGCTTCTAAAGGTGACATTGAGCTTCTGTATGTCATATCTCCACCAACCCAATCAGCCATCATATGCTCTCTCATTTGAGTTTCAAAAGGATTTAACTCATCTCCACCATATGGGTCCCAAATTCCATCATCTCCTTCTGTACCTAAAGTTTCCCACTTACCTTCAGGAGTTTGAAGCATCCATTTTCCATCAGCATTTCTAAATTGACCACCAGCTTCTGCAATATTTAAAAATCTTCCACCTTCTTCTTTTAACCATTCATCATAAGAACCGTATACAGACTTATCAACATGGTCTTTATAGTAACTTCTTCCTGTCCCTCTTATAGCTTCACCTACGTTTTGAGTAGAAATATCATTTCTAGATGTACCTTTTAATAATATACTACCTAAAGCGCTACCTACATCTCTTGACGATTCTCTAGCATCTTTAGCAGCTAAATAACCTGGTATTTGATAACCTGACCAATCTATTGCCATTAATAACCTTTCCTCCAATTTTGCCCACGAGAACTAGTATTCCAACTTTGACCACTTAAATCATCTTGTATTAAATCATTATCCACTTGAGATGGATTAATATTTGCAAAAGGACCTAAAAGACTATTAGTAAAATTCCAAACACCAGATTGAACATCTCCTGGTATATTTGAAAAATCAAGATTATTTCCAAACGAAAAATTATTATCAAAATTTAAATCAGTTCCACCATCTACTTCAATTCCTGGAGCTGCTCCAGGAGCACCGTCTCCTCTTAGACCTTTAAGATAGTTTTTAACTTCTTCATCTTTATCTCCTAATAAAGTCGGTGACCAATTACTTATATCAGATGGGTCATAGCCTTCCATCCAATTTTTTCCACCACCCCAACTAAGATTAGGTGTCGAGCCTGTAAAAGCAAATGGACTATTTGGGTCACCATAATTTAATTGACCTTTTACAACATTACCTAATCTTGCAAACCTATTTTGTCCAGGAAGAACATTATCAGGGTCTACAACGCTATCATCAGATACAAAAGCGTTAGGGTCACCTCCAATAGAATCATCTTCATACTCTAAATTTTCATCATCCCAATCCCATTCATAGTCAGGATTATCTTCATGCCATTTGTCATAAATAGCTTTATTTTTAGCTGCTTCTTCAGGACCAACATCATATGCTTGAGTAGGTTCTATTCCTAAAAAATCTTTAATCCTTCCAAAGGTTCTACCATATTTACCACCTTGAAATAAACCTTTATCATCAGTCATCCATGCAGGATTATCACTACTATCACTAGCAATCCTACCTAAAAGTCCTTTTAGTTGGGAACCAGTATTCATCATATCATCTTTAAATTGTCGTCCTATATTACCATATCCACCAAAAAATAAACTCATTATTCTCCTCCTCCTCCGCTAAAATCCATACCTGCAACATCTAGTAATCCAGAACCTAATCCAGCCCATTTAGCTTGTGTCATTTGTCTTTTTAATTGGTCATTTTGTAACCATCCTTGAGCTAAAGTTTCTCCATAACCTTTTTGTCCCTCAAGGTATTTATCCATTAAAGATATACCAGTTTGCCTATTGTTTAACAAATTTTGTTTCCATGTCTCCATTGCTTGATTTTGTGCTTTCATATAATTAGATTGAGATAATGCATTTTGTAACCCAGAAAATCCACCAAGACCACCACTAGCTAAATTTCTTTGATTCATTCTATTTTGAGATGAAGCAAAATCCATTCCACTTTGTTGGTATTGGTTTAATAGATTTTGATTTAAACCACTAGTAGAATCCATATATTCTTGAGACATATCATCGTATCTGTCAAGACCCTTTTTATAGTCTTGCATATAAAACTTTACTTTTTCTAAATTTTCATCTAGCCCTTTTGTAGCTTCATGAGCGCCTCTAAATTTAGAGTATAAGCCTGCACCAGCTAATGCTAACATCCCT